TTATGCCTGAGGCGTCAGAGTCAACCAGACCATGCCCAAGGCTTTCAGCGCATCGGTAGAGCACTGGAAGTCAGCATTTCCCCCGCTGACCTGAACCTGATTACCCGGCAAACGCGCAATATCATAGACGTCGATATTGCCGTCGATATCGATCAGCCAACGGCCATTGGCAATGTGCGTCACCGCTAAATCCACCAGCCAGGATAACCGACCGCCGTCGACGTAGGCCGGTTGCGCTACCCCTGCCGGGATCAGCGAACTGTCCGCCAACCATTCTGCCGCCTCTTTCAACTGCCCGGCGACGAGCCGGTATTTCGGCAGCGCTTGCCCGCCCTTAGGTACCGTCACCGCCGTGCTGCCACTGCCCATTTCCCCCTGTCCGGTTGCCAGCCACAACAGAGAAACACCGGTATCCAGAGCGCAAGTCACCACGATATCTCCCGGGAAATAATTACGACGAACCCAGGTGCTCATGGTGCCCGACGAAATACCCAGTAAATCTCCCAGCTCTTTCTGCAAACTGAAACCATAGGCATCGAGAATGCGGCGCAGCACACCTTTACCGCCAGAGGCCAGAACCCGATCGTAAAGCGCTTTTCCCTGCGCGGGTTGAATCGGTTTACGTTCACTTTTTGCTTTTGCAAGCTCCCCGGTCATAAGCCAGGCCAAATCCGCACCCGTAGCCAGCGCGCAGCTGATGATCACATAGCCAGGCACACTGCCACGTTGCTGCCAACTGCTGATGTTGTTAGGGGCTATCCCCAGGATTTCACTCAGCTCTTTCTGCGTGCCAACGCCATAAGATGAAAGGATCCTTTCAATCACTGCGCCTACTGAGGCGTTATCGTTCACAGTCTCTTCACGCATATCATCACCAATTAAAATCAAAATTTGCATTTACAAGTCGCATTTTGCGATCTAAAGTGCCGTATGAATGTTTCACAAACGGCTTAAATGTCACTTTAGTTAAGATGATGCGACATGATTGATGAAAATGCAAACATCCTGGTAGTCCAATAGCAAGTTATGCTGCCATTGGTTAACGGTAAGCTCACACAGTGATGGTGATTCGAACCGAGAGCTGCCTCGCTTTTGCAAGCCCATATATCAATCCGCATCCAGGGAGGTTGTTATGCTGCTGGCGAGTGAAGAGCAACGGGCTATCGGCCTACGGCGTATCGCTGAAATCCGCCGCACGCTATTCGCCCAATATAAAAATCAGGCCGAGGAGATCTACAACACGGCACCGCTGCATCTACGTCACACGCTCTGCTTTCATGCAGGCCTGACCGAGCGTCACGTGATGCTGCAGTTCCACGAGATGAGTTATCCCCAGCGACAGAAAATTGTCGCGGCACTCAATGCATTCATTGAACTGGGCAAATCACTGCCGCGCTATATCAGCGAAGAGGATTGCCTGCTGAATCAGAAAAAATAGCCGTTCTGCAACTTCTGGCGTGCAACCCGCCGGATGTCGTTCGGCCCAAATTTACCCTATCTGGAGAACACACCATGGCTGATACCATAGATATGGCGCAAGAACGCCAGGCGCTGATGCTCGAAAAGCAAATCGCGCACGCCAGGCCCGTAGTCACCCAGGCCTCTGCGCAGTTTTGCGCAGACTGTGACGGGGAGATCCCGGAGGTACGACGCCGCGCTATTCCCGGCGTAAGCCGCTGCGTGGCCTGCCAGGAGGTCTCAGAGGCTCAGCAACGTCACTTTATCCGGCGTTAATACGATGCCAGCTTCCCCCGGCCTTATTGGCCCCCCGCCTCCAGCCTCGTTTGAAGGTGCCTATCCCTGGAATGCCCCGCGGCCAGCCATTGGCCGCGAACCCACGCTAAACCGCGATCGGTTACGCCAGTGGCAAGCCGCGCTGCGGCGCGTCAATTCTCTACCTTATTATCTGCGTATACAGTTTACCGAGCGCCACCAACATCTGTTGAGTCAACAAGGTTCGAAGGCTGCCTGGCACTATTTGGTGTTGGTTTTCGAACGTCGTATATGGCCGCGTATTCAGCAAGTGAACGATAAATTTGCTCTGAATCGGCAGGCCTCAATGCGCTTTGGTAGCGAGTCCGACAACTATAACGCTTTGCCCACGTTGGGTGACAAGGCGCTGGAACAGTTGGCAAAACGTATCGCCGGCCAGTTACTGGCGCTTTATCAAAGCGAGTGCGACACCCTACTGACCAGGCATGCGGGAGACTCTTCTGTCCTGCTGCAAAACGAATTTCAATCGCGGTTGTATGGCCAGATTGCCGGTATGGCACGCGCTTTTAATATTCAGCCCATGCATTGGCACTGTTATCGCAAGGGGTTGCTGGACAGCCACCGTGCGGTAGCGGCACTGTCGAGACTGACCAGCGATCGTTGGTGGCTGCGACGCCTGAAGATGCAACGTATGCAGTGGCGCGAAGCGCTGCTGATCGCCATTGGCAACGTCAGCCGCAACACATCACCCTATGCCAGCCGGCAGGCCATTCGTGACGTGAAGGCGCGACGCCAGTCAAACCTGGATTATCTTCGCCGCTGCGATTTGGAAAATACCGTTACCGGGGAGCGTATCGATCTGATGGAGAAAGTGCTCGGCAGCATTGCCAACCCGGCGATCCGCCGTATGGAGCTAATGAATACCCTCGCAGGCATTGAAACCTACGCCGCGCGCAGCAGCCACATCGGCCTGTTTGTCACCCTGACTACCCCCTCCCGTTTTCATCCCATGCGCACTGCCGGCGACCGCGGTAAGTCACGCTTTAATCACCGCTGGGACCGCGAAGATTTTACCCCCAAAGACGGCCAACGCTACCTGGTGAAGCAATGGAGCAAAATGCGCACTGCTTTCAAAGATCGCCAGTTGCAGGTCTACGGTATCCGCGTGGTGGAACCGCATCACGACGGCACACCGCATTGGCATCTGATGCTGTTTACCCCTCAACCCCATCGTCAGCAGGTGATCGATATTCTGCGCCGTTATGCACTGCAGCAAGATGCCGGGGAACCCGGAGCGCAAGAGAATCGTCTCCAGTATAAGCACCTGAATCGAGAGGGAGCGACCGCTTACATGGCCAAATACATTGCCAAGAATCTCGATGGCTATGCACTGGAGGAAGAACTCGATCATGAGACCGGTAGCCCGCTGAGTGAAACCGCCAATGCCGTCAGCGCCTGGGCCAGCACCTGGCGTATTCCGCAGTTTCATCCTTTTGGTTTGCCCAGCATAGGCGCATATCGCGAGTGTCGTCGCATTCGTGGGCAAAGCCTGACGCAGCAGTTCGATGCGCGAACCGAAGCCGTACGCGCCGCCGCCGATACGGGAGATTTTGCCGGTTATATCAATGCTCAGGGCGGTGCTAACGTGCCGCGCAGCCGGCAGTGGGTGCGCGTAGCGCGTGATGATGCGCCCACGCTGAACAGCTATGACGAACGAGTGCAAAAGGTGGTCGGTATTTATGCTCCTCATCTGGGCCCTGATCGGGTGTACCGGACCCGTACGCTACAATGGCGCATCGTCGCTAAAAACCGCGAACCTGCGACACCTTGGAGTTCTGCCAATAACTGTGGATCCTCCTCCTTTAACGCCCCAAAACCGGCGCCCTCCGCACGTCTGACTCCAGCACAACAGCAGTATTGCCTGACTATTGCCCGCGATCTTCGGCAGACAGGCATCGATCCGCAGCGCTGGCAGTTGGAAGTATTAGCAAGAGGAGGGAAAATCAGCTTTGACGGACAACTTGTACAATTTCCGCTAATCAATGACTGGGCAAATTTTTACTGCACAAATGATAAATCCAATCATTGACGCCTTTAGCGTTTTGCTTAATACTGTATAAATAAACAGTATACTTAAGAGAGGGCAAGAACAGTGGAAATTATGGATAAACAACAGCTAACACTGTCCCGCATCCAGTTCATCGCCGATGTTTCGCAGGCCGCGCAGTGCAGTGCCGCCGAATTTCTGATCGCCATGTCGCTGATTTCAGATCTGGCCAGCCAGGTGTTGCCGGACAATGATTATCAAGAAATATTTTACCCGGCTGACGGACAGGACTCTCGCTAAATCAGCGTCTGCTTACGCTAAATCCCCTTTTCCAGCACCCGCCATCGGCGGGTGTTTTCGTTTCTGTCACCAGCATTCCCCCGTTCAGTTGTGCCAGCGCATCCACAACCCCATCGCGTTGCCGATGCCTGGTTCTCACGGGAAACTAGTGCTTATCCGGGGCCGTAGCGTCCATCTCAGTCAACCACATCGCAGGAGCGTAATGATGAAAATTTATGCACAACAAGGCGACACCATAGACGCGATTTGCTGGCGCTATTACGGCAGCACTCAGCGTCTGGTGGAGCAGGTCTATCTCGCTAATCGCGATCTGGCCGACGCAGGCCCGCTACTCCCCCACGGTCATCCGGTAGAACTGCCGGATCTGCCGGCGGCCGCTCAACGAGAAACCGTCAAACTGTGGGACTAAGCGATGGAAAAACTCACCTCAACGCTTGCCTACCTCACGGCGGCCTGTCTGGCCTGGATGGGGCGACATTCCACACAGGACATTGCCCTCTTGGTCGGCGCTGCGGTCGGTGTCGGTACTTTCGCAGTGAATTGGTACTACCGGCGTAAAAGTTACCAGCTGTTGAAATCGTTAAAAAAAAACGGTCTGAAACGCGGAGTCTACGATGAGCTCACTCGCTAAACGCTGCAGCGTGGCGGCTATTCTGGCCCTCGCCGCCCTGCTGCCACAGTTCAATACCCTACACACCTCTGAACAGGGATTGCGCCTGATTGCCGATTTCGAAGGCTGCAGACTCTCCCCCTACCAGTGCAGTGCCGGGATATGGACCAACGGCATCGGCCATACCGCCGGTGTGAAATCCGGCTCCGTCATCAACGAACGTCAGGCAGCGGCCAATCTGATCGAGGATGTCCGCACCGTCGAACACGGCATCGCACGCTGCATGGCCGTAGAGATGCCGCAGCCGGTTTACGACGCAGTCAGCGCCTTTGCCTTCAACGTTGGCGTCAGCGCTGCCTGCAATTCCACATTGGCCACCTTTATCAAACGCCAACAATGGCAGGCGGCTTGCGATCAGCTACCGCGCTGGATCTATGTCAAGGGCGTTAAAAGCCAGGGGCTGGAGCGCCGTCGTCATGCCGAACGTGCTCTGTGCCTGCAGGGTATTCAGCGCTGATGCTGGCTGCATCGCTTCAACCACTCAAGGAGAGACATCATGCTAAAACCCGAGCAGTTGCGTACTGCGCTGACCAGCGCTCTGCCAGACCTACAAACGCATCCCGATAAGCTACGCATCAGCCTGGAAAATGGCCGCGTGGTTTCAACATTAGGCCCTTCGCTGTCATTCGAATACCAATACCAGCTCAATCTGACGCTGAGCGACCAGACAACCGAAGAAGACCTGGTGATGATCACTGTCTTGGCCTGGCTGCGCAGTCACCAGCCCGACATTCTCGCCAACCCGGATAAACGTAAAAACGGTTTTGCCTTTAAACGCGACGTCAGCGCCGCCGGCCAGCTGGATCTTCAACTGCAATTGACCGAGCGCATCCAGGTGGAACAGCGCGAGGGTGCACTGCATATCACTCCCCTGGCCGAGCCGCCGGAGCCGGAAAACGTCATTCACTTCACCCGTGTTTACCTGCACGGCGAGCTGATCAGCCAATTTCAGCAGCCATAAACTGACCCTGGGGACGACTTCGGTTGTGCTGGCGTCAGCTAAACGCCGCCGCGTTGTCGCCCCCCTTATACGGCGGCATTCTTAACAAATGAACACAGACAACTTCGATATTCAGCGCCTGGTGCGCAACCTGATACGCATCGGCACCATCAGTGAGCTCGACCTCGAACGCGGGCGCTGTCGCGTTGCCACCGGTGGCAACCTCACCGACTGGCTTAGCTGGCTAACCGGCCGAGCCGGTGACGCTCGCTGCTGGTGGGCACCCAGCGTAGGTGAACAGGTGCTGGTGCTGTCGCTGGGGGGCGAGCTTGATACCGCCTTCGTGCTCCCCGGCATTTTTTCCGATGCCCATCCCGCGCCGTCAACCTCGGCTCAGGCGGCACACATCACCTTCCCTGACGGCGCGGTGATCGAATACGAACCGGCAGAGGGGGCACTGAAAGTCATGGGGATCAAAAGCGCCACCATTGAAGCCACAGAGCAGGTAAGCGTCACAGCACCGGCCATCACCTGTCGTGCAACGAGCAAGATCACGCTGGATGCCCCCGAGGTTGAATGCACTCAGCTATTAACCACCGGCACCATCGCCATCCGACAGGGCGGCTCGATGACCGGCGATCTCAACCACTCCGGCGGCAGCATCAGTTCTAACGGTGTGATGGTACATACCCACACCCACGGCGGCGTGCAAAACGGCGGAGGCCAAACGGATAAACCAGCATGAATAACGCGAAATATCTTGGCATGAATCGCGGCTCAGGCCGCGCGATCACCGACATTGAACATATCCGTCAGTCAGTGAGCGACATTCTGATCACCCCAATCGGCTCACGCATCATGCGCCGCAATTACGGTTCGCTGCTGTCCGAGCTGCTGGATCAGCCGCAAAACGACGTGCTGCGGCTGCAGATTATGGCCGCCTGCTACAGCGCGCTGCTGCAGTGGGAGCCGCGCATTCAACTTAGTGGCATCACCTTTAACACTACCATCGACGGAAAAATGGTGGTCGACATTACCGGTAACCGTATCGATACGCCGGATACCTTTTCTCTTTCTGTTTCTGTGAGCTGACACCATGGCAACCATTGACCTGAGCTTATTACCCGCCCCCACGGTGGTGGATCCCCTCGACTACGAGTCGCTGCTGGCCGATCGCAAGGCCACGCTGATTTCCCTTTACCCGGAAGAACAGCGTGAAGCCATTGCACGCACGCTGACGCTGGAGTCGGAACCGATCGTCAAACTGCTGCAGGAAAACGCATACCGCGAACTGATCCTGCGCCAGCGCATCAATGAGGCCGCTCAGGCGGTGATGCTCGGCTATGCCGGTGGCAGCGATCTCGATCAGCTTGGCGCTAACTTCCAGGTTGAACGCCTGGTGGTCCAGCAGCCTGACAATACGGTCATTCCGCCGGTAGCGGCGATTATGGAGTCCGACAGCGATTTCCGTGTACGCATCCAGCAGGCATTCGAAGGGCTGAGCGTGGCCGGCTCCAGCGGTTCCTACGAATACCACGGTCGTTCCGCCGATGGCCGGGTGGCCGACGTTTCCGCCACCAGCCCCAGCCCGGCTAACGTACTGATTTCGGTGCTGTCGCGTGAAGGCGACGGCACCGCCAGCGCCGAGCTGGTGGCAATTGTCGATAAAGCGCTAAACGATGAAGACGTGCGCCCGGTGGCGGATCGGGTCACCGTCCGCTCCGCCACTATCGTCAATTACAATATCGATGCGCTGCTCTACCTCTACCCTGGTCCGGAAGCAGAACCTATCCGCCGCGCCGCCGAAGCCAAGTTAAAAAGCTACATCAGCGCCCAACACCGTCTGGGGCGTGATATCCGTCTGTCGGCAATTTACGCCGCTCTGCATGCCGAAGGGGTGCAACGGGTGGAACTGAAAAGCCCGCAGGCCGATATCGTGCTGGATAAAACCCAGGCGTCGTACTGCGCCAGTTATCTTCTGACCGTCGGAGGCTCCGATGAGTAACCGTCTGCTGCCGGTCGGCTCTTCACCGCTGGAGGTCGCTGCGGCGGCCGCCTGCGCCGAGCTGACCACGATGCCGGTACCGCTGCGGGAGTTGTGGAACCCGGCCACCTGCCCGGTCAACCTGCTGCCGTATCTGGCCTGGGCGTTTTCGGTCGATCACTGGGATGAGGGCTGGACGGAAGAAACCAAACGCAACGTCGTCTCCTCTGCCTTCTTCGTGCATCGTCATAAAGGCACTATCGGCGCCATCCGCCGCGTGGTCGAGCCCTTGGGCTATCTGATCAAACTGCGTGAATGGTGGGAAACCAACGCAGAACCCGGCACCTTTTCACTGGATATCGGCGTGCTGGAAAATGGCATCACCGAAGAAATGTACCTGGAAATGGAACGGATGATCGCCGACGCCAAGCCGGTCAGCCGCCACTTGACCGGCCTGGCGCTGAACCTGGAGGCCTCAGGTAATATCGAGGTGGCCGGTGGTCATTACGACGCTGAGATAACCACGGTATATCCGGATTATGTCGAGTTCGCCCGCCAAATGCTGGAGGGCCACTATCAGTTTTTACAACGTAATACCGGTACCACCCTGGATTCGACCCAACAACATTTTGTTCTCAACGCAGAACATGTTCTGGCCGACTCACGCCATGAACGAGAGCTTTCACGCATGGCGGGATTGCCCAATGATGCCACCACCGAGGGGCAGGCGTTGCAAATTCTCGGCTATGCCCATGCCTTTTTGGCGACCCAACAACAGAAGTATCTGGATCAGGCCATTGCCTGTTTCGATGCTTATGTGACTCATTTTTACGACGGCGCCCCCATCCCGAAAACCCCTCAGCGTTGGGTAGCCAACTGGATCGTCAACGCCAAGGAGCCGGTGCCGGCTAACTGGCCGGTAGACAGTAAAGATCCGACGCACAGCGGTTTCAAAGGCGTCCCCATGACCTTCATTAAAGGCAAAACACAGATCCCGCAGGGCGCGCCTTACTGGGGAGAATATCTGGATATCGCCACCTTCGCCTTTGACGGCACTCTGGCCTGGGACGCCATCAATGCGCAGGTGCGTGCGGTTGACGCCGCCGGCAACGTGGACTGGAGCAGTGACGGCAAGCGTTACGACGTGGCGTGGATCATTAACTGGCAGGGTTATCAGATTAGCGCCGACGGTGACATTCTGGCCCAGGGTCTGCCCGCCGCGCAGTTTGGTACCGTTCAACTGAAAGATGACACGCTCAGTGGCAGTCATAAGCTGAACTTTGCCAATCGTCAGCCCGTCGAGCACGGCGGCGTCATGATTGAACGTAATCAGGCTCAGCACAATCGTCCGCTGCACGTGCCGGTCCCGCACAATGCCATGGGTAATGCGGCAGACGCCGAGCTATGGTTTGCCGATGCCTGTCACCTGCTGCACAAAATCACCGGTGAGCAACGCTATTTCAATGCCTGGAAAAGCGTTGAATTCACCGTAATGGAATACACCGATATTGACGCGCAGGATAAGTTCTTCCGCCAGAGTTTGCATGCCAATACTCCCTTCACCGACGGCATCTCCTACGACTGGTCATATCCTGCCGGTGCGCCGGTCAGCTATGCACGCAATGCCGATGGCATGATCACCCTGCGCAAAGAAGTGGCGTCACAGCAGTCATTGGAACAGCAATCCGTGTGGTTCCGCGTTGGCAAACAGTCAAAAGTTCGCACCAGTTTCGGCGGCGTTGATGACCAGAACCAGCCTATTTCCTGCCGGTTGCAATTGGCCATAGCAGCGGAAAAGGATGCAAAACAAACCACCGACTGGGGCATCGGTCTGCCGCAGTCCACCCAGACGCAGGTAAAAACCTATGATATCGCGCTCACCAGTCTGGCGGCGTTGACTCGCGAGGATGGCAGCGATTATCTGCTGGCCGACCTGCGTGCGGTGACCGATTACGGCGGTTGCGTGATCGGCAGCCGGTTTGAAGAACAGGTTTACGATCGGCGCAGCGCAACGGTGATCAACGCCAGCTACCCCAACGATGACGCTGGCATGGTGATCGGCGCCTGGCTGACCGCCGAGAAACGTTTTCCGGTTAACCAACTGGTTTATCGTGCTGATGCCGACTTCAATCTGCGGCTTGAGGACGACGATAAATGGCGCTGGTACTGGATGCTGCCCGCCACCGAGGGTAAATGGAAGTTGGCAACCTTTGACCCGGCTGCCGCGGTGCTAAGCGGCTATCAGCCTGACCATCAGGATGGCGATGAGAAACCTGCCCATCCTGATTTCAGCACGGTGGATCAGGTCACTATCCTGCAAGACGGCAATGTGGCGAACGCCAACTTCAGCTACTACGTACTGAATGATATTCCGCCAACCTTCAGCGCCGACGACGGTTACACCATCAAATATCGCGTCACGTTACAGGCGGAAAATCCTTATACCGCGCTTTTGGGGGATTGCACCCTGCTGGGCCATCGTCAGGACAGCCTGTTCTGCACGCCCGGCGTGATCCCCTTTTCCAATATCTATCAGGCAGACAGCCAACAGTTCGACGGCTGGCACGGCATGCCTTATCCAGGCTACCAATACCCCTTTATTTTCGTGCATGCCGACGCCGATCCCGACGGCCTGATGCTGAACAACATGACCGAATTCCTGTGGCAATCGCAGCAGTGGTATCAGCAGCAGTTTGGCGTATTGGGGCCGGGAGCTTCCGCTTATATCTGGAATCGCTGGGACAACCTGAGCTATGGCCCCGCGGACAGCTGGACCATGTACCACTGGGGCGACGGCACCGCCTGGTCCGGCTATCAACCTCGGGCCTTCTTTGGCGCTGCACGCGCCTGGCATGAGCTGACACTGGCGGGAAAAACACCGCCAGCCAAACTGGTCGGTTATGTCGAAAACTGGCTGCGCTGGCTGATCGGCTTTACCCAGGACTCAGGCGGTATAACACCGACCGATTTCCCGATGACGGGTATCCCGCAGCCCAACAAACATGATTTTACAGGCCATATGTGCGGCCTGTGGTTGGCTGGCGCCGTGCTGGCAAAAATGGCCGGCAGTGAGATTACCGGCACCGAACACTTTATCGAACAATGCGTTACAGAGTTACAGAAGAATTATCTCACCACTGGGGATGTGATGGATGGTGCCTGGTCACCGGCACCACGTCCCGGCACTGACAACGGGATGTTCTTCGGTTTTTGGTCGGGTGAAATCCTGCGCGGATTGAGCCTGTATGTGATGTACAAGAACGGCCTGAATGACCTGGCCGACAAACAAAAGAGAGCAACGACATGACAGCAAAATATCGCGCCCTGCTCACCGATCAGGGTAAAGCGCTGCTGGCTAACGCCGCGGCAACCGGCCAGAAGCTGGAGATCACCCAGATGGCGGTCGGCGATGGCGGCGGCTCGGCCACTCTGCCCAGCGAAAGCCAAACCAGGCTGGTGAATGAAAAACGACGGGCGGTGCTCAATTCCCTGCAGGTTAACGCCGACAGCGGCAACCAGGTGATCGCCGAGCAGGTGATCCCGGAAGATACCGGTGGCTGGTGGATCCGTGAATTGGGGTTGTACGATAAAAATGGTGTACTGGTGGCCGTGGCTAATACACCAGACACTTACAAGCCATTGCTGGCCGAAGGTGCCGGTCGTACTCAGGTAGTGCGCATGGTCCTGCTGGTCAAAGGTGACGCCAGCGCGGTGATTGTGGCGGACAAAACCGCCGTGCTGGTTTCCCGCGATACGCTGGATGCGGCTATCGCCGAACATGCCCGTTCACGTAACCACCCGGATGCCACCCTGCTGGCCAAAGGCTTCACCCAACTGAGCAGCGACAGCAATAGCAACAGCGAAGTTCTGGCAGCGACGCCAAAAGCGGTGAAAGCGGTTAATGATGCAAGCCTCAAAAAAACCGATAACCTTTCGGACCTGACCAACAAAGCCACCGCACGTGGCAATCTCGCACTGGGTAATGCGGCAACGAGAAATGTGGGGACTGAAGCTACAAATCTGATGGAGGTCGGCGCGTTCGGTTTCGGCGCAGGTATAAAGCATCATGCCGATGCCTATAGTAACCTTGGTGAAATTTATCGGGTGAATAACTTATCAAAAAATGCTCCTGGATCAGGCACCTATGGTGTTCTCAATCTCCCTTGCGATGGAGGACCCTCCAGCGGTTATTTGGCAATACAAAACAGCGCGGCTGCCTATATCGGTATTTCCACCGTTCCGGAGAAACCACTGTCGTGGTACCGAATTTATACCACGGCCTATAAACCCACGGCGGCAGATGTCGGGGCTTACAGCAAGGCCGAGACCGATGGCAAGTTTGTCAAACAGATCGGCGATACTATAACCGGTGGCCTAACGGTTAATGGTTCTATTGAAACCAAGTCAGGGCTGACCACTCCGTCATTATCGGTGAATGGTAACTCGGTTATTTCAGGTCAACTGACAGCTAAAGCCGGTGTCGAACTGTTTGGGACATCTCCTTATATCGATTTTCATTACGGTAATACCAATACGGATTATGATGTCCGCATTATCAATGAAAAACAAGGTCAACTCACCCTCGGAGCTAAAACCGTTCGAGTTAATGAAAACTTTTCGGTTGGCGGTGATGCTTATATTGATGGTAGATTGTATGCAACCATAGAATGCCGCGCAGGCGAAGCTTTATTTGCTGGTAACTCTGCCTATCAATCAGACGGAAATATAAACGGCAGTATCTGGGGTGGTTATTTATCTAACTACCTTAATCAAAATTTTGTACGAGACATTCGCCTTGGCTCTGTAGAGAGTGCGCCGTCTTGGAATGGACCAGGTTACAATGATAATGCAGGCTACGTACTGACAGGGGCATCAAATTATAATATGGATGAGTACCTAGATCACATTTACCGTCGCCCGCTGCAAAAGCATATTAATGGTAACTGGGTTACCGTATGGAGCGTTTAAAATGAAGAACATAAAAAACTTCACTCTGACTGAGCCTGAAAGTTCAGAGCAAAAGTTACTGGCTGCCTCGCATGGTGTTTTATTTTTAAAGTCTGACAGCGGCGATGATTGGTATGAATGCCAAAAGACATTTCGCAATGACACAATCAAGATAATGTATGATCTGAATGGTATCATTCGCTCAATCTCCAACAAACCGAATGCTGATGGGCATTTTGATGCATCTGGTTTTTTCCCGGAAAACATGAGCGTTGCCGAAATAGAGCAACTTCCTGAACATGCTGATATTGATGGTCGCTGGTTTTTTGACGGAACACAGATTAAGCCTCGCACGTATTCAGTTGCGGAATTACAGCAGCAAGCGATGAATAAAAAACAGGACTTGAGTAAACAGGCTTCACTGAAAATTGCAACGCTCAACGACGCCGTCGAGTTAGAAATGGCAAGTGAAGAGGAGCAAAAGCAATTAACCGCCTGGAAAACCTATCGCGTTTTGCTCAGCAGAGTCGATCCAGGCCTGGCCCCAGACATCGACTGGCCACAGCCGCCGCAATAATCGCACCTTCAACGCCCCGCCCGGGGCGTTTTTTTTATCTTGGTTTTCCTGCTGTTGTATCAGTTCTCATACATACCCAATGAGATGCGCGGCCCCATCGCGAAGGGCATTCTGTTGTTACCAACCACAAACGGAGTAATGCTATGGGTGATTATCACCACGGCGTGCGTGTCCTCGAAATCAATGAAGGCACCCGCGTAATTTCCACCGTCTCGACGGCGATTATTGGCATGGTTTGTACTGCAGAAGATGCCGATGCAAGCCTGTTCCCTCTCAACACTCCAGTGTTGATCACTGACGTTCTGGCCGCCAGTGGCAAGGCCGGCAAAAATGGCACCCTGGCACGCTCGCTGCTGGCGATTGCCGAGCAGGCCAAACCGGTCACCGTCGTGGTACGTGTGGCAGAAGGCAAAGACGAGGCCGAAACCACCTCCAATATCATTGGCGGCGCCGATGAAAACGGTAAATATACCGGTATGAAAGCCTTGCTGGCGGCACAGGCCGAACTGGGCGTGAAGCCGCGTATTCTGGGTGTGCCAGGCCACGACAATCTGGAGGTGGCAACCGCACTGGCCGGTATCTGCCAACAACTGCGTGCCTTTGGTTATATCAGCGCTTACGGCTGCAAGACCGTCTCCGACGCCATCAAGTACCGCGCAGGCTTTAGCCAACGCGAACTGATGTTGATCTGGCCAGACTTTGTTAACTGGAACACCACCACCAACAGCAGCGACATCGCATACGCCACCGCTCGTGCGCTGGGTCTGCGCGCCAAGATTGACCAGGAGACTGGCTGGCATAAGACCCTGTCCAACGTCGGCGTCAACGGCGTCAGCGGTATTTCAGCCAGCGTATTTTGGGATCTGCAAACCGTCGGTACCGATGCTGACCTGCTGAACGAAGCCTGCGTCACCACCCTGATCCGCAAAGATGGCTTCAAGTTTTGGGGCTCACGCACCTGTTCCGACGATCCATTATTCCAGTTCGAAAACTATACCCGCACCGCGCAGGTATTGGCTGACACCATGGCCGAAGCTCATCTGTGGGCAGTTGACCGCCCGGTTACACCAACGCTGATCCGCGACATGATCGACGGCATCAAAGCCAAGTTCCGCGAGCTGAAATCCGCCGGGCTGATCATTGACGGCGACTGCTGGTACGACGAAAGCGCCAACGATAAAGAAACCCTGAAGGCCGGCAAACTGTTTATCGATTATGACTACACCCCGGTACCGCCGCTGGAAGATTTAACCCTGCGCCAGCGCATCACCGACCGTTACCTGGCGAACTTCGCCGCGTCCGTGAACAGCTAAGGAGACCTGAATAATGGCACTGCCAAAAAAACTGAAATATCTGAACCTGTTTAACGACGGCTTCAACTACATGGGCGTGGTCTCCGCCATGACCCTGCCAAAACTGACCCGTAAGCTGGAAAAATTCCGCGGCGGCGGCATGAGCGGCGCAGCCTCGGTGGACTTCGGTCTGGATGACGATGCGCTGGTAGTCGAATGGACCATGGGCGGCATCGATGAGCTGGTGCTGAAACAATGGGGCCGCGTCGACGCGGTACCGCTGCGCTTTACCGGTTCTTTCCAGCGTGACGACACCGGCGAAGTATCGGCACTCGAAGTCGTGATGCGCGGTCGCCACAAAGAAATCGACAGCGGTGACTTCAAACAAGGCGAAGACACCGAGACCAAGGTTTCTACCGACTGTACCTACTTCAAACTGAGCATCGACGGCAAAGAGCTGATCGAGATCGATACCATCAACATGATTGAAAAAGTCGACGGCGTGGATCTGCTGGCGGCCCACCGCCGCGCTATCGGCCTGTAATTTATCACTTCAATGGCCAGCCTTGGTGCTGGCCCTGTTTCCCTGACAATAATTGGATACCCCCATGGAACTGAATGCATCCCCAGAAAATACCGTTGTACTGGAAACCCCGATCAAACGCGGCGACAGCGAGATCCGTGAAGTACAGGTCACTAAACCGAATGCAGGCAGCCTGCGCGGTATTGGTCTGGCAGCACTGGCCAACGCCGACGTCGACGCCCTGATCACCATCCTGCCGCGTGTGACCTATCCAAACCTGACCAAAGAAGAGTGCGCCCGACTGGAGCTGCCGGACCTGATCGCGCTGGCCGGCCAGGTGATCGGTTTTTTGTCACCGAAATCGGCCGAGTAAACATCGACCCCGTTCTGACCGTGGACGATCTGATGGCGGACATCGCAGTGATTTTTCACTGGCCGCCATCGGAGATGAGCGGCATGACGCTGACAGAGCTGATGGAATGGCGCTATAAGGCCCTTCAACGTAGTGGAGTAAATACAGATGAGTAGCAGCGGGCAGGAACTGGAGTCACAAAACGAGATAATTAAAGGGCTCGAAGCGATCGAAAAACAGACCAGCGCTCTGATGAAGCAGTTGCGTCAACCCCTTGGTAATAAAAGTCTATACAACATGCTGGGTAATGATATTCGACGTGCGGAGAAAAACCTGAAAATCCTGCATCAGCAGGAAAATGGCATCGATTCATTCAGGAAAAATAATCAGGAACTGGTTAAAACCAATAAATTATTGACGGCATCGCGGAAAAAATATTCCGTGCTTGAAACGTTGGCAAAAGGTAGCGCGCCGGGTCAACATTCCCAACAAATGAATAACGAAGTTGCGCTGGTGGCGGAAACCATTAGCGCTTTGGAGAAAAAGCACGGACTGCTCAAAACCATCGATCGCAACCAGCGCGATAGCCTGACCAGGCAAGGTATTGATCTTAAGTCACTCAGCAACGAGCAACGACAGCTTCGCGACAAAACAATCAATGCCAATGCCGCTATTGTCTCGATGAAAAACCAACGGCAGGTGATGACCGGCCAGAGATTCAGTACCGCACATGCCGCTAATCAGAATCGCCGTGAAAACCTCAGCAAAATAAACAACGCTAGTGCCGCGGGCTTCACCATCGCAAAAACGGCCGCCATCGGCGGAGCCAGGTTGCTGGCTCCAGGTGTTAATTTCGAAAAACAGCTTTCTCAATTACAGGCGCAACTCAAGCTGGATAAATCCGATCCGCAACTTGCCGCACTGAGTCAGCAGGCACGCAGTATGGGCCAATCTGGAATCTCACCGGATAAAACAATCCAGGCGCAAACGGCACTGGCTAAAAAAGGGTTAGGTGCCAATGAAATCATGGGGGCATCACCTGCCGCGCTCAGGCTGTCGAATGCCACAGACAGCGGCGTCAATGAAACTGTCGAGGCGATGACCGCGGTGCAGAACGCTTTTAATCTGCCCGCCGACCAGTTCGATCGGATTGCCGATGTGCTGGCACTAGCCAGTAGCCAATATGGTATGACGGTACAATCCGTCGGTGCAGCCTTGAAAAGCAAAGCAGGCTCAGGGACCGACCTGTTCACTGCGGCGCAAAGAATTGCCCCCGCAGGCACAGAAAAACTGCAGGCCAACCAGGTTGGCGGTGCCGCGCAGCATTTGGTCACCGTCAAAGGCGACAATTTGGATGGGGACATCCAAAAGTTGTTTGCCTCCTGGGACAGCCTGCGGATCAATTTGTTTTCCGGCCAAAGCGCAGCCCTGCGGGAGCTGACCCAAACGGCGGCGCAATGGTTGGTGCAACTGAATTCCTGGGTGACCAGTAACCCCGCATTGGCCAGCACCTTGTTGCAAGTCGCCGGCGGACTCACGTTATTGCTTGGTGGGCTTAGCGGCGTCAGCCTGGTCGCCACTCAGGTACTCCAGGGGTTCACCATCATTAACGGCGCAATCCTCAAAGCCGGGCAGGCCATGATTTGGCTGGGGCGCATGGCAATGGCCAACCCATTGCTGGCCATTGTCGGCTTGATTGCCATTGCGGCTTTTGCGGTGATCGAAAACTGGGACAAGCTGGCACCATTCTTTAGCAATCTGTGGGAGAGCATCTCTGCTGGATGCAAAGCAATGGAGAAGTACATTACGGACACCATTGATAGCTGGATAAAAAAATTCATGTCGCTGACTGACTGGCTCCCCGATTGGATGTCATTTGGCAGTAAAAACAGCGCTACAGGCCATACCGAAAATCAAGATGACGACGATGGCTTTTCGTTCGCCGGCAAGTTCGATTCGGGCGGGAGTATTCCTGCCGGGCAATTTGGCCTTGTGGGTGAAAACGGCCCGGAACTGATCGGTGGTCCGGTGCAGGTGACCAGTCGTCGCCGTACGGCAGCGATGTCGGCAGCATTGCTGTCGCTCAGTGCCCCGGTGATGGCAGCCTCGCCGGCACCGGTTTCACCCGCAACGCAGATCCAAATCCCGTCAGTCACTATCAATATCACCGCCAGCGCCGGCCAGAGTGAGCAAGATATCGGTCGTGAAGTCGCGCGGCAATTTGAGTTGCTGACGCGACGTCAGGCCGCAGATGCTCGCAGCCGAATGAGTTAATTGAGGAGAAAAAACCATGATGCTTACCCTCGGCATGTTTGTTTTTATGCTGAAAACCGTGCCCTACCAGAGCATGCAGCGCAGCAGCAGTTTCCGTTGGCCAAGCAACGCACGCATCGGCCAGCGCCCTTCCGCGCAGTTTTTGGGTGCCGACAGCGAAAAAATCACCCTGACTGGGGTGCTGATGCCGGAAGTCACCGGCGGAGCACTGTCGTTGATGACGTTGCAACTGATGGCTTCTCAGGGACGAGCCTGGCCGCTAATTGAAGGCAGCGGCACCATTTATGGCATGTATGTCATTGAGAACATAGCTGAAACCAAAACCCAGCTTTTCTCTAACGGTAGCGCCCGGCAGATTGAGTTCACCATCAACCTGATGCGCGTTGATGAGTCACTGATCAGTATGTTTGGCGATCTGCGCCAGCAGGCGCTGGATTTGGCCGACAAGGCAGGGCAAGGCGTGCAACGCATTGGGGGGTTGCTGTCGTGATCACCCAAACGCCATTGCCTATCGGGGCGCAAATAGCCCCGGACTATGCCCTATTTCTGCAACAGCAGGACGTGACGGAAACCTTCAGGCACCGGTTGCTATCCCTTACCCTGACTGATAACCGGGGTTTCACCGCCGACCAGTTGGTTCTTGAACTTGACGATACCGATGGTCAGGTGGTGATGCCGGCACGTAATCAGGTGATTACCCTAAAGCTAGGCTGGAAAGGCCAAGGGTTAGTCAATAAGGGCAAGTTCACCATTGATGAAGTAGAACATCAGGGTGCGCCGGACAAACTCACCCTGCGCGCCCGCAGCGTCGACTTTAGAGGTTCGATGAACACCGCTCGCGATCGTTCTTATCATGACAAAACTCTGGGGGAGATCGTCAATGAGATAGCGAACCGCAACCGTATGGGTAACACGCTGGCGGCGGGACTGGCCGAAATAAAGATATCCCACATTGACCAGGCTCAAGAAACAGATGCCGCATTCATTACCCGGCTAGCCACCATGAATGGCGCGGTAGCAGCTATCAAAGATGAGCGCCTGCTGTTTCTCATCCCAGGCTCAGGCCAAACAGTTTCAGGCAAACCCATAGCACCGCTTATCCTGCAGCGTAGAGACGGCGACCAGCACTATTTTAACCTGGCCGATAGAGGAAATTACTCCGGCGTTCGCGCCAAATGGCAGGATACCGAGCACGCCCAACAGCAACAGTTGACAGTACAACGTCAAAATGGCGCCGCCGACAACGCAGAAAGCTCCAACTATCTCGCGGGGGACAGCGATAACGTTTTCACCTTACCCAGGGTCTATACCAACAAAGAGGCCGCCATTCGGGCAGCCAAGGCAAAATGGGAACGAATCCAACAGGGAAGCGTGCAGTTCTCTATCAATCTGGCAATGGGCCGGCCCGAACTTTATCCGGAGATGCCTATTCAGGTACGCGGATTCAAAGAGGCCATTGATCGGCAAAGCTGGATAATCAATACGGTGGTTCACACGTTAAACGGCAGTGGTTATGTCACCAAAATCGCTCTCGATGTGCTGACTCAACGGGTTGAGTTCGCCATTATCGAATCTTGATTTTCATTTGAGTTTTAATCTTGCTTTTGCAAGTCATTGAGCTATTATAAGTCACATAACTTGATGCAGTCGAAAGAGGGATTCAACTATGATGCACTGTCCACTTTGCGGTAGCGTGGCCCATACTCGCTCCAGCCGTTACCTCAGTGAAGCGACCAAAGAGCGCTATCACCAATGCCAGAACATTAACTGTAGCTGCACCTTTGCCACGCATGAGTCCGTCGCGCGAGTGATTGTGAAGCCTGGCGATATTGTTCCGGCTCAGCCGCACCCGGAAAAAAGTAAACAGCGTGTCGCGGCGCTGTAA